CTTAGAACCGCCCATGCCCATGAAGTATTCATCCTCAAGGAACAGGATTGCTTCACCATCGTCAACCTCGTTGGAGATATAAACGGTGGTAGGGAAGGGGAACAGATTGTTGACATACTTTGCTTCCGCATTCAGAACGGTGGTTGCGGGCATCACCTTAGTCAGATAGTCAACCATGTTGACAATCAGGCCAACTTTGGTGAACTTGCGGCGGTGACCATTTTCGGTAACTGCCATCTTTGCCACCAGTGCGCCATACTCAGCGGGGGCAAAAGAAGTAACGGAAATCTTTTCCTTGTCGGGATAACCCGTGGTGGAGGAAACGGAAACGCCCTCAGAAATGTCCTTCTTCAGACCAATGGGCATATTCACGCCAGTACCCGCAACGATTGCTTCTTCCAGACCCGCAAAGATTGCTTCAGCCAGAACGGTACGGATGTAGCCATCAAGGAAAGTCGGGCCAAGGTCAAGCATACCCATTTCGATGATTGCATAGGCGGAAAGCTTGTTCTGATCAATGTCAATGACCTTGAAAGAAGAAGTGATTTCCTTGATGATTTCATCGGTGATCTTGCCCCACACGGCATTCTGTGCGCTGTGGTCATTCAGAATCCACTTGGTGATGTAGCCGACATACTGGAAGTTGATAGCCTTCAGCAGAGGATGCTCTTCACGCAGATGCTTATAAACATCCTCAATGATGGTGGTGGGCATCAGGTCATCTTCATTGTCACTGCCAATGATAGCGGTGAAAGCCTGTTTGGGGTTATTGGAACGCAGTGCTTCAATAACCTTCTGATACCATGCAGTTTCCTTGCTGGTAAGCTGACGATAGCCACGCTGTGCCAGAACAGCGGCATCCTTGCTTTCCTGAAGTTCGGCAAAGTCGGCCTTGACTTGCTCCACAACAGAACCGTGGAATTCGTTCCATGCTTCCTGAATCTTGCCTTCGTCACCGCTCTTCATTGCGGCGGCAAGCTTTACGGTTGCTTCACTCTGATTTGCAAACTTAATCATTTTTCATTCTCCTTTTCATTTCATTTTGGAAAGTGCATTAAAAAAACCGCTCCACATTTGGGCGGCTTTTTCTTCCTTATTGGCTTCAGAATCATCATCGGAATCATCGTTGGAATCATCTTCAGGGTCATCATCTGCGGGTTCTTCGGGGTCATCCTCTTCAGAATCACCCGTGCCGGGTTCATCTTCGGAATCATCGTCCGGGGGATCATCCGGGCTTTCGTCCGGGGTTTCCTGTTCGTCATCATCAGGGGTATTGTCAGGCTCTTCATCATCATTTTGTTTTTCCTGATACGCCCTAACAATGCCGAACAGTTTTGCTTTTGCGTTTTGGCTTGTGTTTGCCTTTTCAGGCTTTTCAACAGAAGTTGCAAAGCCATATTCAAGGGCTTCACTAGGAAGAATCCAAGTTTCAGCATCCATCAACGCCGTGATTTCATCTTCCTTCAAGGAAGAATGCGCCTTGTAAGCTTCAATGCTCAACTGTGTGATTTTTTCCAAATCTTCAGCCTGTTTCCGCAACTGCGCCGCATTGCCTTCAGCATAAGTCCACGCATTGTGAATCATCAGCATACTTGCTTCGTTCATCACACGTTCTTCACCCGCCATGAAAATAACGGATGCAATAGAACAGGCGAAACCGTAACAAATAGTTCTGACTTTTGCTTTATGCCGCCGCAAAGCGTTGTAAATTGCGATACCTTCCGCAACTTCGCCGCCATAGGAATTGATATAAACGTTGATTTCATCTACATCATTCAAGGCTTCAAGCTGTTTGGAAAGATTGTGTGAACTAACATCACTTTCAAGCCAAGGCCAGCTTGTAATATCACCATAGATGGTGATTGTTGCGGTTTGCTTGTGCCTTTCTAAAGCAAAATACTTTCGCTTCATTCGTTTTCCCTCCCTTCTGCGTTAGTCAACATATCTTCAGCAAGCGCAAAGTTCTTTGTCATCCAATACGCCATGCTAAATTCAGTTCCAAGGGCATTATCTCCCATCCGTTCACGCACTTCATCAATATTCATTACGCCGGAAGAAACGATCTTTGCCACCTTATCAGCAACTTCAAAGATATCAATGTGATTGATGCAAGATGTATCAACCCGCACATAGTTTCCCGCTTGCCATTCTGCAAAAGAAAAATACTTCCGTGTAAATTCTTCGCTAATCATGTCCGCAAGCGGGTCAATGCAAATCGACAAGTAAACCTTGACAATCTCATTCATGTTGGTGATGTTGCCATACATCATAGGAAGCGGGATTTTCAGGGCTTGCGCCACAACTTCAAAAATTTCCTTCCGCATTGCGATAATGTCAGAAGTGTTTGTTGGGGTTTTGCTTGAAAACTCCTGAAGGTCTGTTCCCTTATACTGAACGTAAATGGAATTATTGTTTTCCGTGAACGCCTGTAAGCCCTTTTTGATGACTTCATCATACAGTTTCTTGAATTCAGGATCACCCGCCTGATACCGTTCCAACAGCAACTTGTATCTTGTGCCGTTCGTCCGTTTGAAGGTTGCCAAAGCTTGCGCAATGATTTCACTGTATTCAAGATACATCGAATCAATCAAAGCTTTGGCCTTGCGGTTATCAAGCTTGAAATAGAAAACTTCACTTGCCCGGTAATGCTTTTTGGGTTGCTGATTGCCGAACGTAACATTGAAGAATTTATTTTCAACAAGTGGGTTGCTTTCATCCACATCAAAGCTATCAGCGCAATGAATGTGATTCCTGTACGGCACAACTAGGGAATGCCCCTGATAATAATACTGTTCAATGAACTTATTGATGAATTGGCTTGAATTCTGATTTGGATTGGGCGAAACATTCAGCATATAATACAGCTTGTTTTTCGCTTCCTTGCCGTTTTCGTAAACCTTAAATTCGCATTTACTCAGAGTATTTGCAATGTAAGAAATACCGATAAACAAAGCAAGTTCCTTGAATGCAAGTTGATCCGCCAATTTCTGCGCCACAATATCAGACATTGCAATTTTCCGTTCCATGAAGTTGAACAGATTCCATTTTCTTTCCTTAACTGCCATTCGTGCTTCCTCCTTTCCTAGAAGATGATAGGTTCAAAGAAAGCAAAATCCTGAACATCCGGCAATTCTTCTTCAAGTGTCATAGCCGCAACAAAGGCCATGAAACCATCCGTTTTTCTGCTCTTCGGTTCGATCTTGCCATATTTGAAGTTGTTGTTGGGGGCTGGTTCAAGCTTCGTATTGTTGGTGTACCAACGCATCATAGGGTCATCACCCCATGTGATTTTATGCGTAGCAAATGCCGAATGAATCTTCGGTTGAACCAACATGATATCCGAAGGCCGGGTCAGCTTGATTGTTTTTTCCTTTGCATCATATCCGATATCCCGCAACGCTTTTGAAAGCAATGAATATCGGTAACTATCAATTGCAATCTTATCAATGTTGTATATCGCCCGTTGTTCTCTGATCCAGTCAGCAATAAGCGTGGGATTGATTTCAACATCGTCAACAACAGTCAGAACATCAAGCTTCATAAATTCGTTCAGCGGCTTGATTCTGTGCTTATCGTTGCAAGCGGTACAAAACCAACTGTGATGCTTTCCATAGAATCTATCTCTATCTTTGAACAGAAGGAACACGGAAACGAAGTCAGTTGTTTTGCTGAAGTCAATTCCACAAACGCACGTTTTCCCGGTAAAGTCAGGAACTTCACCTTTTGTTGCAAGAATGTTTTCCCAGCTTGTAACCTCTGTATCTTTGCGGCCTTGCGGAATGTTCATGCGCTTTGTCATAAACGCATTGTTTATAACCGGGTCAAGCAAATAATCTTGATATTCCGTGCGCATTTGATCTAACAGCGTTGGAAGATAGGGAAGTGACGGATTCGCTTTTTCCCAATTCTTTTCGTCATGCACTTCATCAACGCTGTCCAGTTTGCAAATAAACGGCAAGAATCCGTTATCGGGAATCTCACCGTTTAGAATTTTAAGGCTTTTATCTATCAACTGATCCAACGGGCCATCCCGAACATCACCATTCGTGGAAACGTAAGTGCGCCGGGGGTGTGGTTTCTTGCCAAGGCCAGTCGTAAAAACATTGATATTTTCCCAATTTTCGTATGCGTGGGGTTCGTCAAAGTCCACTTTACCAGAACGCAAACCGTCTTTGCCTTTCGGGTTGTTTGTTCTGTACTTGATCCGGGAACGGGTTTTCAAATTTACAATTTCAGTTTTATTCCAACGGAAATTCTTTTTGAAAAGCTTCGTGAACTTTGGGTTTTCTAAGATGTTATAGATTTCATCAAAAGATGTTTTCGCCTGTTCTTCGCTGTTGGCGCAAATGTCAATGTCATAATAAGCAACGCCGTTTGTTGGTGTTATCAAACAGAAATCTTCAAAAGACAAATAGCCATTCTTGCCACCGCCACGCCCCATCAGCACAAACAGAACCGACCATCTAGGCGTTCCATCTGTTTTGAACACGCAGTTATGAAGAACAAAACAAAAAATTTCCCATGCAAAAAGCGTAAACGGGAAATACTTTTGATAGGACATATATTTTGAAACCTGAATTGCATCAACCTTCAGCGTTTCGGTTTCAAATACCTTCTTAACCATTGCGACAAGCAATTTTTGTTCATTGCAAGTCCTGAAAGTTCCTTGTTCTACAATGTCAATGTAATCTTGTATTTCTTTTGGAATTGGGGTCATTCCGCATCACTACAATTCATCATCGTCATTGTCCGGCGGTGTTGGGATCACAATTCGGCAACGGTCTGTTATTGTCAATCCCAAAGCCCGTGCCGCTGTGTGCGCTTGCCGGAACGCCTTATCTTGCATATTCTGAACATCCTTCAGCCCCGCAATATCATTTTTCTTGACAAGTTGTGCAATGGTTTTTGTATAGGAAAGATAAAGGTCATGTGAAAGGATGTACATTGCCAACATATCAATGTCAAGTTCGGTCATAATGCCAATCGCCATCAGTTTATCAGCAATGTCCATGAACTTTTCCTTCTGCTTCTTCTTCAGGTAGGAAGGCGGCTGAACATCCCTGAACGGAACATCAACTTCCGATTCTTTCCGCTCTTCGTATTCATCTTCAGTCATGTGCTTTCGTCCTTTCCACTTGATTAAATCGGCGGGTTCTCTTGGCCTTGCCATCTTCTTTCACTCCCTTCCGCTGAAAATTTTCATTTAGGGAAAAATTTCTGACTTGTCG